ACAATAATCTTCATCTCCCCACGATGCCCAAGGATATCCATCTGTAAACATAATAAATTGTGTAGGGAGAATATCATTCTCTTTCATAAACGAATAATTTACATCAAAATCAGTTCCACCACCGCCTTGGCATTGATAGTCTATAATGTCTTCGATATTATCTGATGTAAATTGTTTATAATTATAGATATTGGTATCGAAGCACCAAAGATCAATTTTAAAATCTCTAAATTCTTCCATAATGGCTTTAACTTCACTTACAAAGTCTTTGCCCTGTATGTCACTGATACTTCCACTCATATCTATACCAAGAGCAACATTGATAGTTTGTTCTCGAATCATTCCGGGGAGAATCGAACCAGATTGTTGACTTTTCCTATTCGGTCTTGAAAAACTAAAATCGTTTTTAATTTTACTTTGAATTGACAACCGAATCAACTGCCTCCAATTCATCTTTGGCTCTGTAAAGTCTTTAATCATTCTTGCAATACTTGCAGGAATTTTATCAGGGCCTGCTGCATTGGCAGCAGCAACCATAGCTTCTTTGATTTCGTCTCGAATTTTTTTTCGTTCTTCGGCACTGATCTTAGGTTGATTTCCGTTCTCAGAATCCTCGCCGTCTAAGTGATCGTCAAGTAGTTCTCCTAGAGACTCTATATCGATCTTATCTGCCTTGTTATATAGATCATCGTAGATGTCTTCGTATGCCATTCCTCGATATTGGTCATCTTGATAAATGCCGATGCATTTGGGAACTGAGCCGATCCTTTCGTCTTTTAGGATTTGATTTGCTGCATAATCGGCAGCAATATTCGAAAGTAACGCATCTCTATTTCCTTTTCTTCCTAGATGGTCCAGTACATTATGCAGAAGTTCGTGTGCGATAGTGAATTCGATTTCTGAAATAGAAAGATCCTTCATAAAAGCAGGATTAAAATAAATTTTTCTGCCGTCTGTTGCTAGTGTAGAACACCAGGTGTTTTCTGGAATTAGTTCCAACCGAGTGGCTAAATTTCCAAAAAATGGATGCCTTAGCAAAAGACCTACTCTACTGGTAACAAGTTTTTCGAAGATTTTTCGAAGTTCGGCATCACTTACCTCAGCTTCTTTCCATTTCTTTTTAGATTTTGTAACACTAGTCATACCATCTTCCTTGAGTTAAATGTTTGATTAATTTTCACAGATCGGCTTCGATCGCGTGTCTTATATAGTGACCGTACTTGTCGTGAAATGTATCAAAGTGTTCCATTTTACCACTATCAAAGGGCAGCTGATATTTGATCAATGCGAGTTTTGCTCCCATAACAACAATTTCTACTGGGAAATTTGACATTATAAAAGCAAAGAAATTATCCGCCATTTTATCCCAGTCTTTTGTTCCTGCCTGGTCTGCTTCCTGCAGCTCGTAACACATACTTGTAGTTAGAGAGTACATCGCAGAAATTTCCTTAACATTAAAGTCTTTGACTTTACCTTGTAGGATGCTAGACGGATCGGGCATCTGCTTGGAAATTTTCCGATGAGCCATAAATTTGATTGCAAGTCCTTCACCGACTGAGCCCGAAATTAGATCAGTAAGTGTCTCCTCGTCACCGTCGTCGTCGTCTAGAAGTTCGCTAACAAAACTCCAGCTTCGCGGCGTAGGAAACGCACGGCTAGAACTTTTTGGATCAAAGTCAAATAGGTCTTGTTTGGAAAAGTTGAGATAACCAACAACTTGCGGATTGATTTTATTGATAACAGCCCAATCGTGCCAGTCGTCAAATTTTGGATTAATTTCAATATGAATGAATCGATTGGCCAATGCTGCTGGCATACGATAAGTTACGCTTTTATCATTTTCTCGATTGCCTGCAGCAACGATTCCGACCTTGTTGGGAAGTTGATATGCACCTACTCTTCTGTTAAGAATTAATTGATATGCGGCAGCCTGGGTTGCGGGTGCTGCTGAGTTAAGTTCGTCGAGAAATAGAATATCGTCGCTATCAATTAGTTTTGGCAGCTCTTCGGGAGGAGCCCACTGCATTGTTTTACTATCCGAATTATAATAAGGAATACCTTTGATATCGGTCGGATCCCAAAGTGTTAGACGGATGTCTATTACTCTTCTTCCCTGCTCTGCAGCAATTTGATGTACAATATCACTTTTTCCGATGCCTGGAGGTCCCCAAAGAAATATTGCACGATAAAGTTTAAGACATTTACGAATTGATTTTTTAGCTTCTTTTGGGCTAACAGTTCGATTGGATGACAAAGTATTAGACATATCTTCCTCTAAAAAGTATTAACGTGTAACTATTATACTTGATCTTTGTTTAACAGTCAAGAACTTTTTGTTGGAATCTGATTTTAGCTCGCCTCAGTTTTTGCAAATCTCCCGATAATAAAGCTAGCTGAACTGCTAGTTTTTCTCCAAAAACGAAGATTTTTTTCTGTGATATATAAAATGGACAATCGAGATTATTGTCTATCCAAATTAACAATTGATTATTGAATTCAAAAGTTTCCTCAATTTTTATGGTATAAAATTTGATATCGGCTCTTACCAGTTGAGAAAACCCTTCTTCGGTTAGTCTCAAACCGCCCTTTTCTTTTTTACGAGGGTTACGAAACCAAATAGGGATATGTTTTTTAATTGATTGAGGAGTTGAGTCAATCTCAAGGGTGTCTAAAACAATTTTAGTAAGTTTACTCTTTTGATCCATCTGTTAATTTTTCACCTGTGGTGAGTTTGAATACTGAGAAATCAGATGTGTTGTATATTTTATTTAATTTTTCGGCTAAATTATGAGCATGACCTGCGTTGCTGAACGAAACTTTTTTGTATTTTGGACCCAATTGTTGGGCCACAATGCTAGTGGTTTTAAGATTAATTGGCTTTTCTTTGTAAAATACCGCCCAAATTGCTTCTGCTTCTAAAACTTGATCCGTCTTATATGATTTTTTATTTGTTATTTCTAAAAGAATTTTGGGTTTAGGTCTACTCACTGGAGGCTCCTTACACGGTTCTAAATAATGTACATACATATTTAGTCCGTATTTTAGAATTTCCCACCGTCCATTTTAATTTGAATTTTGTCAGGAATTTTGTTTGAGGAGGCAATATGATCTAGTTCACCGGCTAGTCTCGTCATCACGACACTAAGACTATTCTGTAGTTCTACAACTTCTTTAATATCCAAGGTTAAATTTTTCTTTCCACCTTTAATGGCTATCCTAGCTTTCTCTAAAAATCCTTCAATTGGCAACGTGTTTAATTTCATTATGTAATTAATTTATTAATACTATTTAACATAATTTTCATTTCGGATTCAGTTTTAAACGGACCGTGATAAGAGTATCTCTCTAAAGTGATCAACTTTGGACAAAAACTTTTCACCCATCCTTTTCTAAACTTAATAACATAATATCCTGCACAATATTGACTTTTGCTTTTTGAGCTTTTTGCAAAAAGAGGTAACTTTTTTCTTACATTATATACAGGTTCGAAAGGCTTTGAGCTACAGGGATAATCGTAAATTGAATAATTTGCGGGTTCAATTTCAAATTTTGGTGATTTTTTCTCTAATAAGTTGATGCCTAGCTCTTCTTCAATTTGCCGCAAATCTTTGAATACAATATTATGTCCTTTTCTTAAAAAAGAATAACCTTTCTTATTTTTAGCAATTGACCCGATTTTTTCTTTATCTTTTTCTAAAATCCATTCTTTGTTAGGAATTACTACTTTGGTTATAACACTCATACTGTCTCCGATTGGCTGATATACTTTGCACTCAGTGGTTCTGCGTAACTTTGTACTTGTTCACTAATTTTTTGTAAGTCATATTCTGCACAGAATTTTAGCAATCTTACTCCTACCTGTGATATATCTTTTGTCTTATGTGAAGATATGACTTCGTCAATTATTTGTTTAATTTCGTCCGGTTGAGATTTTAAATCGCATAGAACTTTATTTCTATTGTAATCGTCTAAGACTCTATGTTCGACTCCTTCGTGGTCGACCCATTTTTGTAACATAAGATTATTCCAATTATATCCTTTGCTTTTTCTATCAGCAAATGCTTCTCTGAGTCCTACCTTATTTTTTGTTCCCTTTTCTCGAACTCCGGGGTACGCACTAAAGATGTTATCCGAAGTATCTCCACGCATACATTTTTCAAAGATTGACCATTCCGGATCTGGTGCAGGCTTAATCTGTTTGGTCTTCTTATCGACCACAGGCTTGCCCTTTTCATCATAAAACCCTTCGTGAGTAATAGTAGTCGCACTTACTCCATTATACTGTTTTACATTTGGAGCAATTAACTGTTCGAAATCTCCATCAGTACTGATAATAACATGATTATCGTGAGGATGATTTAAGATCCATCCCGCAATGAGATCATCTGCTTCGAGTTGGGGATGATGTAGTACAGTAGAGTTAGTTTTATTAACAATAAAATCTTTGAATTGGTCAAAGGTTTCCCAAAAAACACGCTCCTCTTCTTGGTCTCTCGGATTTAGTGCGGCTCTTGCTTCTGATCGTTGCCTCTTATAAGGTTCGTAAATGTCCTTCCTCCAAGATCTTCCTTCGAGGCAAAATACCACGTGATCGCCTTTGAAATCTCTCCAAGACTTTCTAACACTGCTTAGAACGGTATGTAAACTCATACCTACTTTATCATTTAACGAACCTCTTACCACATGCCTGGCCCGGAAAAAAGTATTTGCAGTATCGACTAGGATATAAGTTTTAGACATCAATAGATTTCCGTTTTGCCATCGTCACGCAATGCTTTGTTAACATACCCGCTACCTCTTTGTGACATATCTACACCATTTTCAGCCGCAACATTTCGACATAATTCACTAAACCATTGATCTACAATTTCTTCGTCAGTATTTCCTTTGTACCCAGCAGCTCTTAACTCTAGCACAAAATATTCATTCCAATCAAGATCAAAAAATCCATTTCTAATATTTTCTTTGTTAACGTGAGTTTCTAGTACACCGACCCAGGATTCTTTTTTTTCTGTTGCAAGTTCCTTTGGACTAAGTTTTGCCCGTCGATGCTCTTCTTTGGCAATTTCTGCAGCACCGATTGATTTTGCTGCTTCAATTTCTGCCTCTAGTCGAATCTGATTGGCTTGTGTAATTTGTCTTTCGATCTCTGATAATTTTCTTTGTGTTTCGATAGAAACTTGTTCTTCGATTTTATCAATACCAAATAATTTTTTAAGAAATTTGTTCATCATGT